CTGCAGACGTTACTGCTCCAACCAGCAAGCGTACCTTAGTTGCAAAAGCTGACGGTACTGTCGGTACTGGTAACCTTACTGCTACTGGAATCTTGGGATACAAGAACATCGTAAACCTAAAGGCTTACGCTAAAGATCACTACATGCGTGGTGTTCGTGGCAAAGGTGGTGACGAAGGTTTCCACATGTTCGTTACCCCACAAGGCATGGCTCAGCTGAAGTTAGATGCTGACTTCCTAGCCAACGTTCGTAACGCAGGCAACCGTGGACCAGTTAACTCTTTGTTCTCAGGTTCTTCTTCCGTAATGGTAGACGGCGTAATGATCCATGAGTTCCGTCATGTATATGACACTTCTGGTGAAGCGGCTGATGGTAAGTTTGGCGCTGGCGGTGCAGTTAACGGGCAACGTGCTTTGTTCTGTGGCGCACAAGCATTGGCAATGGCTGACATTGGCGACGCGGATTGGGTTGAAGATACTTACGACTACGGAAACCAGCATGGTATCTCAATCGGTAAGATCTTAGGCTTCCGTAAGCCAAAGTACACCAGCATGGTAACTAACGACACCCAAGACTTTGGTGTAATTACACTAGATACCGCCATTTAAATAATTAGGGCCTCTTCCCCCGGCAGGACGCTGGGGGCTTTTTGGAGTTTTATATATGTTGATTTCTGATAAGGCATTACACGTAAGCAGTACATCTGGCCAATCGGCTTGGTTTGAAGCTGGTGTTGCGCAAGAAGTCCCACCACTTTTGGTGGACGAATGTATTGCTATGGGAGCATATCCTGTAGGCGAGAAAAAACCAGCGCAAAAACCTGCTGCTGAAAATGTCGAAGTAAATACGGTCTCAGATGAAGATCGCATTATGGAGATTGTGACTGCCATCGAGCAGTTGGTAGAGCTAGGCGACACTAAAGCCTTCTCAAAAAATACGGGTGAACCTAAAGTTCGCAGCTTAGAAAAAGTTCTAGGTTACGACATCACTCCTGAGCAGCGCGATGTAGCGTGGGCTGAACTTAGCGAGGCGTAATGGCCATTTCATCGAACGACATCATCGGTAAAGCCCAGACGGTTTTGCAGGATTTAGCAGGCACCCGTTGGACAACAACTGAGTTGCTTTCGTGGTTAAACGACGGGCAGCGTGAAGTCTGTTTGCTCAAGCCTTCTGTTAGTGCAACTAACCAGTCTGTGACTTTAGTCGCTGGAACAAAGCAAAATATTCCAGCTACGGGTCTGCAGGTTTTGCGCATTGTACGAAATTTAACCAGTGCGGGGGTGGGTGGCAAAGTAGTTCGAGTTATTAGTCGCGACGTCTTAGATACGCGCAAGCCACTATGGCACACCGCAGTAGCGACAGTGCTTGCTGACCATTACACGTTTGATGAGCTAGACCCCAGGACTTTTTATGTATATCCGCCTAACACTGGCGCTGGGTATATTGAGGTTGTTTTTTCTGTACAACCAACAGTGGTTGCAGCCAATGGAAACATAACCATTCCTGACATACATGCAAACAACTTGTTGGATTACATTTTGTACCGCGCTTACGCTAAAGAAGCCGATAACGCAGGTAATGGCGCACGCAGCGCCCAACACTATAAAGCAATGCAAATGTCTCTTGGCATAAAAATACAGCTAGATAGTGTAACAAGTCCAAATACGCGCACAGTGCCAACACAGGGTTAACCTATTATGTATTACAAAAACATGGTCGAGCTTCTCCCTTATAACATCGCAGGTTGCCCTGACTTTGTAGTTGAGAAAGCTATAAAAGATGCAACGTTAAGTTTCTGCAGACGAAGTGGCGCATTTCGTTTGCCGTTAGATTCCTTTACAACTGACGAGGGGGAATATGAGTACGATATTGACCTACCTCGCAACACGAATATTGTGGACATTATTTCGGTCACTGTTGGGAAAAAAGAAATAACCCCTGACACTGAACAAGGCGCGACTCACGCAAATCCTGAGTGGCGCACTCAGAAAAGTACGCCAACAAGTTATATACGCCCTACTAATAAAACGCTTTTTTTAGTGCCTGCCCCAGCGCTTTCTGGTGAGGACATTATAGTCCATGCGTCTCTAAAACCAAGCTTAAAAGCAACGAGCATAGAAGACGATTTTGTCGAAGATTATGTCGATGGAATTATGGCAGGCGCCTTGGCAAATTTGCTCAATGCACACGACATGCCATGGGCGAATCCACAACGAGCAGCTAAACACGAAGCAGAATTTGAGGCTCACATACGGGATGCAAAAGACAAAGCAGATGGGCGATCTGGATCAACGCGCAGAACCGTAAAGTACGGTGGTATTTAATGCTCGAATTAGTACCAGCGACTAAGGCCGAGATTAGGTCTGACTATTTATATTTTGAGAATGGCATGACGGAGATTATCCGTAAGGTGCAAGCGAAGTTTGTTACCGCTGACATCTACCATCACCTTATGCAGGGAAAAATGCATCTTTATTGGATTGAAGAAGGTATGGATAGGTTGGGTTTTGCGATTTTGAGCCAGTATGATTCTGGGTACGAAGAAGTACCTACTTTAGTAATTGACCACTTATGGTTAACTCCAGGGCTAGATGTATTTGCAGAGGCTATTGCTGCAGGTCACGATTTGGCAAACACATTAGGCGTCGATCGTATCGAATTTAATTCAGCCCGGTTAGGTTGGGGCAAGCGTATTAAAGAGCTCGGCTTTGAGCCAGCGTACGTAACATACCACTTTCAGGTGAATAGAAATGGGTAGTTCAGCAAAAAAAGCACAAGCAGGCGAACATGAAAAAGCATTGGTTGAAAACGCCAACACAATTACAGACCGCAATAACAGATTGTATAAACCCATTGAAGCGGGGTTTGTTAAGGAGTCTGGGCGTGATGTTTCTGGCGTCCTTGGCGGCAGAGCAAACGCTGATACGGCACAGGCATTTTCTGCGAGTCAGGGTGCCGGTTTGGGTTCTTCCGGCGGCAGTGGTGGGTTTGGCAGCGGTCGTTCTATGATGGCTAAAGCCCAACAAGGTGTGCTTCAAAGTAATGCACTTGGTGGCGCACTAGCTTCGGCAAATCAAAAAGCAACGACTGTTCGAGACCAAGCGCAATTAGGCGCGCTGCGTGTTGGGCAGGGTGGACGAAGCATCGCGATGCAAGGTTTATCCCAAGCAGCCCGTGCTCAGAACCAAGAAAATGTAGCTAAATCCCAAGCAGCTAGCAGCATGCAGAACACCAACATGGCACTTGCTGCTGGTCTAGGTGCAGGTTACTACACAATGAAAAACCCGATCAAAACACCTGAGCGTGACGCGTTTTTGCAAACATTAGGGCAGGTGTAACGATGATACTAGGTAAAATAGTTAAAGAGTTAACAAGTGATGAAACCAAGGGCCCTAATACTGGACCCCCATCTACTGGTTTTGCAGACGGAGATGCATACGTTGACCGAGGCAGCGCAGATGATAACGGGTTAAGTGCCGAAGAACGCGCAGCAGCAAGTAGTGAGTCTTCTGGGTCAATAGCTGGCGATACTCTTGCAAAGATTTCACGGGACGAACTCAAGAATTACCTAGATACCTATGGCGGTATGGAAGAAGAACTGTTGGGAGACACAGATAGTAGGGCAATGATTGATAGTGCAAAATCTTCCCAGGTTCTTGGACAGCAAGTTTCTAGTGGCATGCAGCAACGTGCGTTGAGCCGTTACGGAGCAAGCATGACAGGCGCACAACAAGCATCACAACAGCGCATGAGTTCCCTTGGTAATGCAGCTAGTTATACAGGTGCAGTTAATAACTCTGTGCTAGACCAACGTGATCGCAACTTAGGTTTAAAATCCGGGCTTACAAGCATGGGTAAAGAGCAGTTAAGCGTTGCATTGGGTGGACTAAGTTCAGCCGCAGGTATGGAATCTGGAAGAGAAGCGCAGTATCAGCGAGATCGCGCAGCATCCCATGCAATGAACATGCAAGCGCTTGGAGCAGTTATCGGTTATAAATATTTTTAGGTATAGGGAACAACAATGTCAGCCATTAGCCCCATTTTAGGCATACTTCAGCGCAGAAAAGATCAAGAAATAGCCAACCAGCAGTTTGAGGCTAACTACGCCCTAAAGGCTAAGCAGCTTGGCGCACAAATGCCTGGTTGGAAAGCCTCGGCGAATGCGCAGCTTTTTAAAAACAACCAAAATCTTTTGGCACAAGGCCATCATCAGTTTAGGAACTCAGGGTTGATAGACCCAGAAACATTTGGTTTTAAGTCGCAAGAAGAGATTATGAGCGACCCCGGCTTGGCGGCACAGTTGACGGACTTTATGAATATGCCAATGAATAAAGGCTTAATTGACCCTAATAAGACAGGCCAAACCTTTAAAGGTCTTGTTCCCGTCTCTTCTTCTCAGGCAGTAATAGAATTGGATGGCAATGAAGGAAGGACGTTCGTTTCGGAAAAGGCGTCATCAAATCCGTCGGATAACCCGATGCTTATGGACGCAAACGCTTGGAATATAATGACCCAAAAGATGGTTTCAAGGATGGAACATGCATCGGGAATGTTAGGAGGCTTTGGTCGTAAGGCACTTCAAGACCAAGGTAGTTCGGGACAGGATAGAGCAGAGGAGCTTGTAAACGATTCAGCGCTGCAGTTGCCAACTCGCCAAGATCTCAACGATGCTGCTGGAAACCCAGAAACATCTATGCCAGAACAAGTACCAGAAATGACCGTTGCCCAAGACCCAGTAGAGATGCCTCCAGCATTTGGTACTGTGGACGGACTTACTTTTGAGATACCTAAACAAGACCCGAGTAAAAATAGGCAAGGACCAGCAAAGGGCAACTATTTAAGAAAGATTTTGAGAGACACAGGCGGCGCTGCAAAGCTGTCGCAGTATGCACCTGCCGAACTAGACAACTTTACTGACACGATGCTTCAGTCTGCCGCAAAGTTTCATGAGGACGCTATTAAAGATAACTCTGTACAAAAGATGGTAAAGAAGACTGCTCGAAGTAAGGGTAAAAAACAACCTCTAACAGAAGATCAAGAGATAGCAATTGCGCAGCACACAGCAGCGTTAGATCAGATACAAGGTTTAGCCGCAAGCCGAACGGCGACTGGGCAAGCTACTGACCAAAATACAATGGCTAGCAAAGCAACTAACAACGCCGTCAAGAATCAGGTGGCTACCGTTAGTATGGTGACTGACCCAGCCAAATCGGCGGCGTTAGACGATGCCATTACAGCAAATGTTGGTAATGACCCCAAAGACATAGAAAAAGCTATTACCCAAGCAGGTAAAACAATCGGTGGCATAAAACCAAAGAAAAAACTTACAAGCAAAGATGTGTATCAACTTAGTTTACTAAAAGCCAATAAGGTTATTGATCAGGCAACATTCAACCGTATTATTGATCTCGGTGTTTTTTCCGACGACACTTTAGGTTTAGTAAAAAATAATGTGGATGCTCAGGTAACAGTGCTGAAACAGCAGATGAGCGATGCAGCCAAAGCAGAAGCCGACGCGATAAAAGCAGCTGCGGTTTTAGCAAAAGACAAGAAGACCGATAGTGGAGATGCGCTAACTGATCTAAACGACATGGACGTGATGTTTGCAGAGAACCCTGGTCAAACGGTGCAAAATCTGATGACCGCCGTCAACATGGACGATGCAACAACAAATCAAAAAGGGTTTTTAAGTATTAAGATGGCCGAGGTATTAAACAAGAGATTAGGTGTGACATGGTATGGGTCACCGATTGACTTCTTTACGAGGGGGAACATTAACCCTGCAAAAGCAGCTGTTGGCCTTTACCAGTATGCTTTAAAGGATAATGGCGACATTGTCTATCTCGATGGAAATGGTAATGAAAAGGGTGATGAAGATACAAACGTTCGTAATTTTTCACGAGACGAACAAGAATATTTTAAAAAGACCCTCGGGACTGTTGAAGAGGCCCAGATCCGCGCTGTAATTAATGAATATAAAAGTCTAGAAAAAAAGGTAAACGCTAAAGAAACAGAACAACAATTAATCCCTGAACTAAAAGCACGTATGAAGCAGTTACAGGCTAGAGCGGCGAAGTTACACCAGAACATTCCTGGACCTGATGCGGACGTCGACGCATGAGCAGTTTCGATATAGATAATGACATCTACAAGCTAGAACGTCAGCTAGAACGGGTAAAGCCCTCAGATACAAAAGGATTGACTGACAGCATATCTTTGTTGATGGCTGATCTTGAAGCTGGCCTAGTGACCACCCCTCAAAATCTCACCCCTTTGGACGCTGGCTTTGAATCAGGCAGAAAAGGGTTACAATCCGCAAAGAACACGGCGCTGTCTGCTGGCAACTATCTAATTGGGGATCTTGAGGCAGGCGCAGATCGCCTGAAGAAAGCAGATGTTATTGATGGGCAAGTAGGGCGGTTATCTGGCCAGTACACCAGTTTTGAAGAGTTTATTGATGACCCTGGTTTTAGTAATTTTGCTGAGATGACTACATTTAAACTAGGGCAAGCGGTCCCATCGGCCATCGAAAGTTTCGCATTTGCTGTCGCAGGTTCAGTAGCGGCCTCTGCAAGCACTGCTGGCGTGGGGGCAATCCCAGGTTTCGTTGGTGGATTAGTTGCCAAAGGCCAAGCCAAACGCATGATTCGGGATGCGCTTGTTGACTATGCAAAAGGCAAAGCAACTGACCAGCAAAAAGAGGTCGCACAACAAGCCTTGAAATTTGGGGCTGTTAACAGTTTTAAAAGGGCTAAAAAAGCGGCTGTACCGGGCGCTAAACTAGGCGCTGCGTCTTCAGGTTATTATCAAGGTGTGGCAGCATCTTTTGGTGAATCTTTAGAGACAGGGCAAGACAGGGGAGAAGCTGCAGGCATAGCTGCATTGATGGGTATACCATTTGCTGCAGCAGACGTTGCTCCTGAAATACTGTTTGTCAAATCACTGGCCAAACTTGGCAGGTCCACGGGTAAAACTTCAGCTCTAAAAGAGTTTGGTGGAACAGTTGTAAAACAAGGCGCTGCAGAAGCATTGGCGGAAGGCAGCCAAGAAAGTTTAATTGTTGCTCAACGTTTTCAACAAGACCCTAACTACGACAAAGAACGTGCGGTCATGCGTATCGCAGATTCTGCATATTCTGGTCTGGTTGCTGGTAAAGCATTGGGCGTTGCTTCGGGCACGGTGAACGCTGCATTAACCACAGCTAGAAACGCACTAGATAAAACTAGAGAAACAATAACGGTAAAGAACTTTGAGTTCGATGACCTATCCCCAGAGGGCATGGCGCAAGTCCCGCTGAACGAGTTAGTTTACGCTGTTCAGGACGTACAAGATGGCCAAACACTAGAAGCTGATCCGATCTCACAAGAGCATGCTGCTGCAGCGATTCAAGAGCTAAACAGACGCGCCGAAGAGATGGGGCAAAACCGTTTCCAAGAACTGGTAATGAGGGAGTTAAATGCAGGCAAAA